CGTCGATTACGCCCCCGGCGCCACCATCCCCGGCCTCACCCCCTCAGACGAAGCCGGCCTCGTCTCGAGCAACCGCGCCGAGTGGGTCGGCACGCCGAGCACGACCAGCAACGCCGCGGTGCCGGTGGTGGCCACGACGGGCCCGGGTGGGGGGAATAGATTTCTGGTGGGCGACCAAGAGCTGATACAGATCGCGGTCGTGAAACAGGGCATCGGCGACGAGATCCCCGCGCGCCCCATCGCAGAAATCGTCCACTGGTACGTGCACGACTACATCGCGCCCGACCTCATGCATCCACACGATCAAGTTTTCGCCTCTGGCCCGCTGCGGCTTTTCGAGCGCGGGCAACTCGGTGCGGTGCATGATGCGGGAAACCGCGCGGCAGTGCAGACGGCAACTGGAGTGGGTGCGCTAAACGGCGCGATTGACGTGCTGCTCGATAAGTCGGCCAACCTTGCGAATGCGACCGGCACGGCTGCCGCGCGCCCAACGCTCAATGGTCGCGTGAATCGCTGCAACAGCACGCACGACCTCTCGACCTGGACGCTAACTGGCAACGGCGGCGCGGTCGTGCCGGTCGTCACGCCGAACGCCGGACTCGCGCCAGATGGCACGCAAACCGCGATCCAGATCGACTTCAACTGCGTGAACGATGCGGTGGCGACTTATGAATCCCGCATCCTGCACAACGTGGATTCCATCGACGCCGCCGAACTCCTGCGCACGTCGATCTGGATCAAGGCCGCCACGCCTGCTGATGTGGGGAAAAAAGTGCGGATCGCGCACTCGAACACCGCGAGCCCGTACAACGGCTATCAATACACGCTCACCGCCGAGTGGGTCAAAGTCGACGCGGACCCGACGCGGACCAGTCTGGCGATCACGAGTTGGGTCATGTCGACGCGCGGCACCTACACCCAAGCGACGGCCTCTGTGCTGGTGTGGCGTCCAGACATCCGCTACCGCAGCGAGAGCGGTCTGCCATATCAGGAGGTGCGCAGTGCCACGGATTACGACGTGGCGGGGTTCCCGCTTGGTGCAAAATTCGACGGCACCGACGACGCGCTTTCCGTCGCGGCGGGTGGCGGCAGCACGTCCGGGTTTTTCTTCTGCGCATCGCTACGATTCGAGAAGCGCGGGGTGGCGCAGACCCTATACTCCGACGCCGGAACGAACACCGGCTACGTGGTGCGGATCAACGCGAGCAACCAAGTCGAGGTTTCTGCCGGCAACGGCTCGGCTTACACCACCGTCACTGTGACTGCGCCGACGCTGGTCCTTGGGGATCGTGTGGTCGTCACCGCATGGCACGATGGCACCAACCTGTACGCGCAGATCAACGACGGTGACGTTGCCAGTGCGGCGTTTGCTACGGCGACGGCGGGCACTACGGGTTACACCATCGGCAAGGACAACGCCGCCGCCAGCGGCTATTTCGGCGGCACGCTCTACACCTGGGTGGTGATGAAAAATGCCGTCCCGAGCGCGGCAAACCGTGACGTGGTGCAGGCGTACTGCGGCGGGAAAGCCAAGATCGAGGTTGGCTCATGATCGATGTAAAGCACTGGATGCCATATCGCGTCATGGACCGTGACGCGAACTATCTGTACGCGATCCGTCACGAGAACGACACGTCCAGCCTATACCGGCTGGCGTCCTACGACGACGAGCCGGCCGCCCCGATCAAGGTGTGGCCGGGCGGATGGATGCGCTCTCTGTGGTGCAGCCCGGACTATCCTGGAACGATGCTAGCGCGCATTCACCAAGGGATTTACAAATCGGTCGACGGCGGCCTGAACTGGGGCAACAACGCGCCGAACTTCGACAACGGCAGCGCAATCTTTATCCTCGGCGCCATCGGTGAGCCTGCGCTTGCAAACACCGGCGTGCTACAGGAGGGCGTGTGTTGGGACGGCGATAACGTCTACATGTGCGAGTACAACGTCAACACGGTACGCGAGGACGGCGGCATCAACGATGCGGTCAAGGTCATCAAGTCGACCGACCGCGGCACGACGTGGAGTCTCGCCGCGATCTGGAACACGGACGGCAACCACTACGTCCGCCACATGCACGGCATCCAGAAGCACGGCGCTTACCTGTACCTGCTCTTTGGCGACTACGACTACGAGTCGGGCATCCTGCGCTGGGACCCGACGCAGCCGCTGGCCTCGAATCAGCCGCTGACTGCCTACGCAAACTGCTGGACCGGCGCGCAGCGTTACCGGACGGGCGGAATCGTTTTCCCTCCGGGCGATTTCATGTACTGGACGGCGGATTCGTCTGGCGGCGGCACGACCGGCACCGAGCGGGGAATATGGAAGGGCCGCAAGGACATGACGGGCACCCCGGAGCGGGTCGACAACAAGATGGCCGAATTCACCCGGCATTCGGGCTGGACCGGCTGTATCCTCGCCAACGGGGACATGGTGTTCGGCGAGTTCTTGGAGGTCGAAGCGGTCGGCGACCCGATCTACCTGTACGGCACGCACGACGGCGGAACGTCGTGGGAGCGGTGCGGCACCTGGGGCGCGAGCGCGGACGGTCGCGGGGGCTCCGAGAACTTCTTCACCTGGAAAGATGGGCTGACCTACTTTTGCAAAGTGGCGCACTCGGGCAAGGCCAGCGACAACGGCACGGTCGTGCTGCAACCCAAGGCGTACAACGCCGCCGAGGGCGCGCGGATCATCCATCCGGTGTATTGGGTGGCACGCTCCGGGCAGGATGACGATGCCAATTTCCGCGGGCAGTTGCCGACTCGGCCGTGGCGGACGCTTGAGCACGCACTGACCGGCAACCGCGTCACCTACGGAGCGCGCGTGCTCATGAGCGCGGGGCGCTACGAGGCCGAACCGATCGCCCCGCAATGGACCGCCAATACCAAGCCGCCAAAGTCCGTCGCCAGCGTGCTGATCGAAGGCGCCCCTTCTGAGAGCACCGCGATCGCGCTGTCTGGCGGCACGACACTGGCAGATCTCGTGGCTCCCAGCCCGGACATGCCGAGGGCGCTGCGTAACTTGCGGCTGATCGCGGGCTCGGTGACCGAACTGCAACAGAGCAAATCCGGTGCGGCCATCATGGCGGGGCCGGCAATCTAATCCCCCTCGCGCGCCCGGCATGAGAGCGAACTGCGTCACCATCACGATGAACCTGCTCGCCGGCCAGGGCGGGCAGCTCGTCGCATCGGCCTGGGTGCTCGCGCTCACGGTGTCGGCGTGGGCGGTGCTGCGGTGGGTGCGAAACGCTTTGCCTTAACCGTTTCGCAGGAGGTGCGGCACGCTGCGCAGCATGGAGACCAACACCATGCCCAAGCACCTCAAGCCCGGCACGCGCTGCGAGCGCGCAGCGACCTTCGACCGTGCCGCCGTGGATGATGAGGCCCGCACCGTCGAGCTCGCGTTCTCGAGCGAGCAACCTTATGAACGTTGGTGGGGGGTCGAGATCCTCGATCACTCGCCGCAATCCATCCGGCTCGGCCGACTCTCGTCGGGCGGGCCGTTGCTGATGGATCACGATGCCCGCGACCACGTCGGGGTGATCGAATCGGTACGCATCGACGCCGACCGGGTCGGCCGTGCGGTCGTGCGCTTCGGAAGAAGCCAGCGCGCCGAAGAGATCTTCCAGGACGTGAAGGACGGCATCCGGCGGAATGTCTCCGTCGGCTACATGATCCACAAGGCCACGCTGGTCGAGACGCGCGAGGACCAGGAAATCTACCGCGTCACCGATTGGGAGCCGCACGAAGTATCGCTCGTCTCCGTGCCTGCCGACGCCTCTGTCGGCGTGGGCCGCGCCATGGAAGATCCGCGCACGGTCGAACAGGACGAGCAAGCCGAAACCCCCAAACCCCAAGCTATCAAGGAGCTTCGCGTCATGACGACCGAAACCCAAGCGCCGGACCTCGCCGGCATCGAACAGCGTGCCCGCGAGGGCGAGCACAAGCGTGCCGCCGACATCATCGCCATCGGCGAAAAGTACAGCCTGCAGTCCCTGGCCTCAGACGCCGTGCGCAGCGGCATGCCGGTGGGCGAGTTCCAGGCCAAGGCGATCGAGGCGCTGTCCTCGCGCGCCAAGCCCACCGCCGACATCGGCCTCACCGAGCGCGAAGCGCGCCGTTTCTCGATGGTGCGCGCCATCGCCGCGCTGGCCGCCACCGGCGCCGAATCGCGCAAGGCGCGCGAGGCTGCCGCGTTCGAGATCGAGTGCTCGCAGGCCGTGGCCGACAAGATCGGCCGCGAGGCCCGCGGGGTGTTCGTGCCCAACGAGGTGCAGAAGCGTGATCTCGTGGTGGGCACCACCACCGCCGGTGGCCACCTGGTGTCCACCGACTTGCTGGCCTCGAGCTTCATCGACCTGCTGCGCAACCGCATGAGCGTGATGCGCGCCGGCGCGCAGATGCTCACCGGCCTGCAGGGCAACATTGCCATTCCGCGCATGACGGGCGCCGCGACCGCCTACTGGGTGACCGAAGGCAACGCGCCGACCGAGAGCCAGCAGGCCTTCGACCAGGTGACGATGTCGCCGAAGACCGTGGGCGCCTTCACCGACCTCAGCCGCAAGCTGCTGCTGCAGTCGAGCGTCGATGTGGAAGGGCTTGTGCGCCGCGACCTGGCGACCGTTCTTGGCCTGGAGATCGACCGCGTGGCGCTCAACGGCTCGGGCACCGCCCCGCAGCCGCGCGGCGTGCTGCAGACCTCGGGCATCGGCGCGGTGGTGGGTGGCACCAACGGCCTCGCCCCGACCTGGGCGCACATCGTGGAGCTGTGGAGCGACGTTGCCGCGGCAAACGCCGACTTCGGCACCACGGCCTTCGTGACCAACAGCAAAGTGATCGGCAAGCTGATGACCACCGAGAAGGCGACCGGCACCGCGCAGTTCGTGTGCCCCGGCTTCCCGGACGCCAGCGGCGTGACCAGCATCGCGGGCGCTCGCGCGGTGGTGAGCAACCAGGTGCCGAGCAACCTGACCAAGGGCACGAGCTCGGGCGTGTGCTCGGCGATCGCCTTCGGCAACTGGGCTGACCTGATCGTCGGCATGTGGGGCGTGCTCGACCTGATGGTCGATCCCTACAGCAACAGCACCTCGGGCACCGTCCGCGTGGTGGCGCTGCAGGACGTGGATGTCGCCGTGCGCCACGCCGAGAGCTTCGCGGCGATGCTCGACGCGCTGACCGCGTAAGGGGCGGCGCCATGAGCACGGCACTGGACGACTTCGCCGGGGTGATGCAGGACGCCTACGCCTACTTTGGCGATGCGGCCAGCTTCGCCGCGCGCGACGCCGCCCCGGTGCCGTGCTCGGTGCTGATCGACCACAACCTGCAGCAGTACGGCGAGACCGCGCGCGTGGCGGGCAAG